TAATTAATATAACCAAATCACAGGATTTGATTTTTTGTTATCTATATCTGTATGTATAAAAGTATCTGCTATTCCAAATCTTTTAAATCCTACATATCCTAAAGCATCTATAATGATTGCTCTTTTCTTGCTGTCTGTACATTTAATATCTACTGCTAACCCTTTAATGTGTGATGATTTTGGATTTTTAATAGACTCAGGATGATTCTTACATCTATATCCACTATTGATTACAAATGGTATCTTTGCAAAATCTCTAGCCTCATCTAGCATTTCCATTAAATGTCTACTTACAACAGTTTCACCACATCCACACTTACAGGTGAACTCACTTTCTTTAAAGAATTTTAAATGCATATTAAGCTGTTACCATTATAAACTCAACATCAATAGCTCCAGTAGTAGAACTTGATTGACCTGCTATAGCTTGAATGTCAGCAAGAGTTATAGCTCCTGTTCCAGCTGGAGAATCAATACCTGCATCCATTAACAGTAAACTACTCGCTGGTGAAACTTCAAACGCAACATAATCAGTACCATTATAAATCCTAAGATTAAGTGTATTAGCAGTGTCTAAGTTTGTTATTCTAAAATACTTATAATCAGTCTTAACTACCTGACCCTGACCATCAACTGTTGTTAATGCTAATATATTAGTCCAAGTAGTTCCTTCTGCTGCCTTGCCAGCAATACTCATAACTCTTTGAGATACTTGACCATTACTGGTATAAGTTTTATTCATTGTATTACCATAATCCACTCCATTAAGAGAGTAGGATTCAGTTATCGTTACTATTAAATCTGATGGTACTATTGTTGTTGCCATAATTTATTTTATTTTATTTTATTTTCTGTTTCATTAGTCCACTCAGAAGTATTCATTATTGCTAAAATCTCTGAATGATTATATTGTTTCAACCCCACTAAAAATGAAGGAGTATCACCATTAAATTTTAATACAGTTTTATTTCCATCCAGTGAAAGCCTTAGTGTAGCTTCACTTGTTTGCATAACTTCAGAGAAATCAACTTGAGAAATATTAGCCATGTCGTATATTAAGTAAATCATATTATTTATTTTTAAGGAACATCTGTTACAATATCACCTGAATCCATATTAGTCATTGTTCCATCGTTACTATTTGAACTATCATCCGTTATAGTAGGGTAAACTGAAGTGCCTGCTGTATCTCCATTTCTCCAATATCCTATCAATCCTGTGTGTGATGTTAAATCTGTAGGCGTTCCACTATTATATATATCTGTTACTTGAGATGATGATAATTCAATGTTAAACAATGCAACTTCATCCGTATTTCCTTCTAAATAAAAGTAATTTTGTTCTGAAGAAGCGACTCTCAAGTCAGCAGTTGTGTTTTCCATTGCTGTGTATGTACCAATTCTTGCTTGTGTTTGAGCCAATAAAGAATTATCTGCATAAATATTTATTCCTGTTTCATTACCACTACCATCATAAGTAAAAACATAATTAACCCAGCTTGAAGTGCTTGCAGCAACGTCCATTTGGCTCTGAATGTAACCTCCTGTGCTATCATCATACAATCTAAATCTTAACAATCCTGAGCCACTAGTAAGTATATGATATTCTTTTTGTGATGGACTTGACTTTGCCATAAATCCTTGTGTTACTCCATCAACTAATTTAACCCACATTGATATACTAAAAGGACTATCTGTTGAACCATTACCAAATGAGAAGTCATTACTATCTCCTAAGTTTACATAATCATCAACACCATCAAAAGATAAAGAGTAAAGGTTCGCAAATCCTGATGCACCACTTGGATGATTTTTTGAGTTATTTAATCCTAATTTATTTGATAAGTTTAACATATTATTTTTATTATTTATGAAGCAGTTTCACCGTCACTTTCTCTGTACCCAATCCCAACTCCAGAAGTTAGTTGAATATTTGTAAATCGCATAAACAAAGTTGTTCCAGCAGGTAATGTTAATCCTACTAAAGCAGCTTCAGTTCCTGACATATTACCAACAGTAAGGGATGCTATAACTGACTCTACTGGAAATTGTATGCAGTACCAATCTTTTCCTGTTTGTGCTGCTGTAGTGAAAACTACATTTAAGCCACCTTTTCCAAGCATCTCTCTAAGTAGTGTATTATCTGTATCAAATGTACTCATTTTTTTTTATTTTTTAAATTATTATATTGTAAATATCTTTATCATTGCTGCTATTGTTACTCCGTATATCACCCACATTGCCTTAACTAAAATCTTCCTCATTGCTGTGTTTCTATTAACCCTAGCAGTAACACCTGTGTCTGGATTGAGTAACTTATCTGTAAGCATATCCAATTTAGACCCTATATTATCCATCTTATCATTAATTGAAGTTATGTCTTTCTTCATTGAAATTAATTCTTCTTTAGTTGTCATTAGAATGTAGTTGTTTGAATAGTTAAATTCATAAAGATTGTAGAACCTGCAGTGTCTTCTTTTACCATTGCAAATATAATATCTCCTGCTGCTAATGCTGAAGTAGTTATAGTCGTTTCATTCACTCTAATAAGTTTACTATTACTACTCAAACCTACTACAGTAATCTCATCAATAACAATAGGAACTATAGCAGTAGAATCATCTTCTGTAGGTGTTGCTTTACATATAGCTACAGTAATAGAATTGCCTGAGTTGCTTGTAATCCATCCACTAATAGAAGAAACTGAAGCAGTTTCAGCGACTATTTGACCCTGACCAATTCTAAATACATCTTTAGAACCTATACTACCTCCTGCTACTGTTGAATTTCCATAATTAACATCCATTTGAAATGGAGATTTGTTATCTGCAATATCCTCACCATAAGCGTAATTAGTAGTACCTGCATCAGTATATCCTTGTATCTTATAGTTAGTAACTCCCATAAAAGACTTGCCTTGCCATACTAAATTACCATCAGTTGCAGTAGCAGATGTTCCAAAATTCTTACTTAACACAGTATTATTAGTAGCATTTTCAAATCCTTTTGGATTGTGCCTATTAATATCAGTTAAGTTCTTATGTTCGTTTGCAGCCATTAATTTATATATTTTTTAACATTCTGGACAATAATTCTTCCAACTATCATAATCTCTTCTAGGTCTTGAGTATATGCTGTCGTACATTATTATTCCGTGATTCTTATATGTAGTTGTATTGCAAGGTGCGTGAGCTGTATATGTAGGGTAGTCAGCACTGTTATCAGAGTCATTCAAAAACCCTAACATATCCTGTAAGTATATCTCAGATTTTCTGTAAGTGTCTTGCTTATAAGCATTTAACTCAGCAGGGTCAATGATAGTAGAAAACTCATCAATATTATGTACAATCCCCATACTACTACTGTTGCTCTGTACCTCATTAATAACCTCAAATCTAGCAAACCAACATAGAGTTCTAATCAAGAAATCATCCATTAAAGTTTGATTAGCTTGAGTAAGTCCTCCTACTGTTGGATAATCACCTACATTATTCTGTGTCTTTAACTCCTCATAAAACTTCTTCCCAATAGCAGTCTTTAAATGTGCTAACTCAGAAAGTAATATAGTGTTAGTAGAGATTAAAGCAGGGTCAGTATTCGCATTAGTAAAACTATTACTTATAACCTGTGCAGCAGTTACTAGTGTCTTATATTGATTTGTGTTTGCCATAGTTAATCTTCTTTTTCAGTTACTGTTAAATCACCTGCATCATCATCACCAACTCCATCTGCATCATCATCTCTAGTTACTATGATTTGCTCTCTATCAGTCAAGAACATATCACCTTCCTCAAGCATTGGTAAGTCCTCATCTAATAATCTTCTTTGCTCATTAATTGTAAGAACTTTAGATGGGTCAATTTGAGTAGCAAAGCTAATTGGTGGCTCATAGTGAATCATTAAATCTTCAGGCAAAAAACCTAACTCCCTGTGCATTACAGTCTTAATTCCATCCAATAGTAAATCAGAAGTATCTTTAATTACAGTAGTCATTGCTAAATCATAAGCAATTCTAATTTCACTACCTGTATTATTCATCTTACCACTTGAAACTAATCCACTTAATGATGGTTGCCATCTGTGAGCAGTTACAATGTTTTGGTCAGTTATTCTCTGTAAGTCTATCCAACTTCCCTCTTGGTCATCTTTTATAATAGAAACATTAGCAGGAGAAGTATCTCCATTTTTAACTAAAAATAATATTTTACCATTATTTCCTCCCCCTACAAATTTCTTTTGTGCTTCGTTTACTAATTTCTTTGCTTCTTCCTCACCCATATCTCCACTAATCTCAACTATAGCAGAAGGCTGGAAGCCATTTTTAAATTTTGTGTGATTCCATTTACCAATCTCATAATCAACAGCGATATGCTCTAATGCAGCAACATAGTCTGGTAATCCGTAAAATGAGAATGTAGGCTCGTAATCTTTAAATTGAAGTATAAATCTATTATCTCTAACTTCAGGGTAGATAGGAATTATATTCAAATCATCTTTCGTTGTATTGTACTTAGCCCAATCAGGATGTACATACGCTTCTTTCTTGTTCTTAGACATTCTAACAGTGGTTGCATCTATATGATATAGATTCATTCCACCATCATATAAAACCCCCTCTAAGTAGCAATTCCCAAATGTATAATAGTCTGATGCTAATTTCTTGAAAATCATTCTTAATGACTCTCCATCAGCATTAACATCTTTTATGTAGTCTGAAATATCCTCGTTATTACTAACGAATTTAGCACCACTTGTAAATATAGTTTTTTGAGCCAATACACTTCTATGTGTACTACTCTTTCTTCCTAACTCTGCTAAATACTGAGGAAATAAGTTGTTAGTCCCAAATGGTATAAACTTAGTCCTAATCTTAGATATATCTTGAGGTTCTTCAATATTTTCAGGTACTGATAAATTAAAAACTCCAAATTCAAATGTACTACTCTTTTGAGTCTGAAGATTTGCTTTTGCTGTTCCTCTTACTTTCTTTTTTTGGCTCATCTTCAGTTTTTATAGTTGATAATTTTTCTACTAATTTAGTCAATCCTAAATCTTCATATAAATATGCTAATTCTTCTTGAGTTGCTGTAGCCCATTTAATTTTAACATCACCTTTATACAAAGTACCTGATGATTTTACTGCCTTATATTTTGCCATAAGTATATATATATTTAAGTGTGTGTAATTTACAACCTTTTGACCACAATCACACATAGTTTTAAGAAAGATATTAATAGGAAAAGGTTATAAACTTTTTACGAAACAAGTCCAACCTAAAAATATATCTTTAATTATGCTGCTGTAGTTGCAGTTAAAGCTGCTGTATCAACAGCAACAGTCCCTGCATACTCTCTTGGTAATTCAAACTGTCTTGCCATTAAGCTCACAGTAACTCCGCTTTCATCAGAATAAGCTGCACCAGTACCACCTTCTATAGTTGCCATATTTAAGAAAGTCTGACTTCTGCTTGCTACACCTTCAT